TTGCTGAGGCTGGTGGTAATTCAGTATTCTTCTATATAGATGGAGATGCTATCGGTACTATCGATAACTCTGATTACTTCTTAGCTGCAAAAGATGAAGTTAAACAAGGTGATATTATCATTTGTACATCTGGTATAGGTGGAACAATTGCAGTAGACATGTTAGTAATAACATCAGCTACTGGTGCAGCAGCAATTACAACTGCTGTCTTAGCATAATACACTAAAATTTTGGGGGCGATTTATTTCGCCCTCATTACAAAATTAAATAAATTATGGCGACATCAAAAGTAGATATATGTGCAAGAGCTTTAGTAATGATAGGTGCTCAACCTATATCTTCTTTTACAGATGGATCTACAGAAGCTTTAGTTGCTTCAAATGTTTATGAAGATATTTTACAAGCTTCCTTAACAAGACATAGATGGAAGTTTGCTACTAATCAAAAACAATTATCATTATTATCAACAGCTCCAGTAGGAAGATATGAATTTGCTTATCAGCTACCTGCTGATCCTGGAGTTTTACAAATCAATACATTAACAGTTAACGATTATATTATTCCTTATACAAGATATAAAAATATGATTTATGTTAATACTTATGGTGCAGGTCATAGTTTAGTATTAGATTATATTTACAGAGTAGAAGAAGATTACTTTCCAGCTCATTTTAGATTAGCTTTGGAATATGAATTAGCTTCTTTATTTGCAGGTTCAGTTGCTAGAGATGCTGGTATGATAAATCAATTTAAACAAATGTCTGATAGACAATTTTTAATATCTAAAAATATAGATACAGCAGAAGTAACTACAAGAAAATTAGATACTTCTAGATTTATCAATCTAAGAAACTCTACGAGAACTGATGTATAATGGCAAGAACATTAAAAACTGTATTAACCAATTTTTCTTCTGGAGAGCTTAACCCACTACTAGCTACTAGAATAGATACACCTGCTTACACTAATGGTGCTAAACAATGTAGAAACTTTGCATTATTAGCAGAAGGTGGTTTAATGAGAAGACCAGGTACTACTTACCTAGCAACATTACCTGCTGAATCTAGATTAATTCCATTTGTATTTTCTGATGATGAAATAGCTATTATAGTTTTATCTAATCAAAGAATGGATGTTTATAATATTAGTGGTACTGCAATAGTATCAAATACTACAAGTAATTGTAATTGGACTACAGCTCAATTGTTTGAATTAAATTTTGCTCAATTTGGTGATACTGTTTTTATTACTCATAGAGATAATGAAACAAGAAAAATATTTAGAAGTTCTGCAAGTACATTTACAGTAACAGCATTTGCATTTGATGATGATGATTCAGTAACTGTAAGTGGTGTTAATAAAACAACTAGACCATTTTTTAAATATGCTCCTAGTTCAACTAGCGTAAGTTTATCTTCTCATGCTACAGGTACTGGTAGAACAGTAACTGCTAGTGCAAGTTCATTTACAAGTAATCAAGTTGGCGACTATATAGAGATTAATAAAAAACAAGGTAAGATAACTGGTTTTACTTCTGCTACAGTAGTTACTATAACTATTATAGAAGATATGGGTAGTGCTGGTCCTCATCATGATTGGGCAGAACAAGCTATATCTACTAAACAAGGATTTCCACAAGCTGTTACTTTTCATAGTAATAGACTTTGGTTAGGTGGTTTAAAATCTAGACCTGCTGGAATATTAGGATCTAGAATATCTGAGTACTTTAATTTTAGTACTGGATCTGGTGAAGCTGATGAAGCTATAGATTTAGATATTGCAGGTTCAGAAGTTAATGAAGTTAGACATTTATTATCTGGTAAAGACTTACAAGTATTTACAGATGGTGGAGAATATTATATTCCAAGAGCTAATGACAATACTATTACTCCTGGTAATGTGTCAGTATTAAGACAAACACCTTATGGTATTAGTAGAACAGCTCCTGTTATGTTTGATCAAGCAGCAGGATTTATACAAAAAAATGGTAAAGCTGTTAGAGAGTTTATTTATTCTGATATTGAAGATGGTTATAAATCAACTTCGGTATCGATTCTTGCACAACATCTAATTGATAACCCTAAACAAGTAGCTATTATAAAAGGTAACTTTACTAGACCAGAACAATATGCGTTTTTTTTAAATAATGGAACTACACTACCAGGAACAATGGCTATGTTTCATTCTGTAAGAGATGAAAAAATAGCAGGATGGGGGCTATGGACAACTAAAGAAAATGACTTGTATCAATCAGTAATTACATTAAATGAATTTTTAGTATGTAGTGTTAAAAGACAATTAAATGGATCTACAGTATATACACTAGAAAAATTTGGAGATGATGATAGTATTACATTAGATATGCAAACAACATCAACAGTTAGTCAAAGAGGAACACCATTAGTACAAGGTGGTAGTCAATCTGGAGCTGTTGTTAAAATAGATGGATTTACATCAGATCCAAAAATTAATGAAACATTTACTATTGCAGGAAATGCTACTGAATATACTATTCAAGCTGTTACTAATAATGGTGGTGGATCTTACGATCTTAACTTAGATAAAAACTTAGCAGCAACTCCAGCAAATGATGCTGCTGTTACAATAGTCAAAGGACTTTTACATTCTGTAAATGGTATTTATACAAATGAATCTATTAATGCAGTAGAAGGTAATAGCTCATTAGGTGCGTTTACTGTTACTGCTGCAGATACTATTACATTAAATTCGCCAAGAGCAACTGGAGTAAAAATTGGATTTAACTATACACCTATTATTGAAACTATGCCGATAGATAAAGAATTACCAGAAGGTCCATTAACAGGACTTCCAAGAAGAATCTCAAGAGCCATCATTGATATTAATTCTGCTTTAGATTTGACTGTAAAAGCTGCAGACACAACCTCTAAATCTTTAGTAGTCCAACAAGTTAACTTCACTGGTGGTTCTGACCTAACACCTGTAACTGCAAAAAAAGAATTTTTCTTTTTAGGTTATAGTCAAAGTCCAACAGTTACATTATCGCAAGATGATCCTTTGCCAATTAAAATATTAGGAATGAGTGTGGAGGTAGTTTTTGCATGAGTGCTGATCCAGTAACATTAGCTGTAATTAGTTTTGGTGTACAAGCTGTTGGTACTTATCAAGGTATTCAAGCACAAAAAGCTGCCAACAAAGCAAAGATAACAGCATACGAAACTGAAAAAAAATACAATGCTTTAAAAGGATTATCAGATTCTAATGATGTATTAGAAGAAGCTAGAAGAAAAAGAAAACAAAACTTAGCTATTGTAGCAGGTTCTGGGTATAGTGATACAAGCAGACATTTTTTATCTACACAAACTGAGATAGATAGAATAGCTCAAAAAGATATAAGAAATATTAAAATTAATACATTAAGAGGTGAGTCTAAAATAGAAAGTGCAATTTATACTACTAGAGTTATGGGTAAAGCTCAAGAGTTTGGAGCTTATGCAAATATAGCAGCATCTGGATTTAAAACAGCAGCTTATGCTAAATCATATAAAGCAAGAGGACAATATGATAATTATTATGATCCTCTTGATCCAGGACAAACGGAGTAATTATGGCATTAAAACAAGCAAAAAAACAAGTTAATTTAAAAGCAAGTGTAGCTGATAATATGGGAATACCAAAATTTCCAGATACTAATATAGCAGCACAAATAGCAAAACCTATTAGTGAAGCTATAGACTCATTTAGAAAAGTTGCAGAAGCAGATGCAGCAACAGATTTTAAAGTTAGTTTTAATAATAAAAGTAGAGATCATTATATACAATTACAAGATAAATTTAAGTTTGATCCAGATGGAATGAAGAATGCAGTAGATAGTTATTCTAAAAACTTAATAGAATCTACACCTACTGTTTATAAAAATTATGTATCTAATATATTAGCACAAAAGAACTTAGCTAATTTAGGTTTTGCAAGTAAAAATTATAGAGCTAGAAATGATGCATTTGCTTTAGAAGGATTCCAAACTAGCAGAACTGATAATGAAGATATAACTTCTATGCAATTATCAAACATAGTTGATACAGATGCACCAATAACTAATATTAATAGTTATACTGCTAATACTACATTTAAAAATCTTAATGAAATATATGGTAGTGCAGAAACATCATTAGTAAATACTAATAGATACTCTGGTAATAATTTAAAAAAAGATTTAGAAAATGATCTTAAAAATACAGAAGTATTACGAATTGTTAGTAGTATGAAAAAACTAGATAAAGCTAGTGCTATTAAATATATTGCTAGTTATGCACAAGGTAATGATCAATTAAAACTTAGTACAGATGATTTAGAAAACATACAAGATGCACAAAATCCTATATTTAAAAAATATGAAAATTATATAGGTAATGAGTTTAATAGAAAATCTATAGTTAAGAGTGCTATGGATTTATATGAAAACTATAATGGTGATAAAATTAAATCTATGATGGCTTCTAAACAAACATATGATTTAGAAGGATTACAAGAACCTGGACAACCTTTACACATTAGTAATTTTCAAGATGGAGCAAACTCAAATTCAACTGAATATGTAATAAACACATTAGATGGAGTAAGCAAAACACAATTTAATAAAGTTGTAAAAATTACACAAGATAATATTAAAGCTCAAAAAATAGCTAGTGATATGATTGGTGGAACACAAAAAGGTTTTATAGATGATTCGCAAAAAGAATTAGTTACATCAGCTTTATTATCTAGATATGGTATTAATAACGAAAATATTACTGATGTATCAAATCCTAATTTAGCAGTAGCTATGGAAGTATTGTCTAAATATAATATTACTCCAACTGCTGTTATTAAAAAATTAAATACTAAAATAAATGTAGATTATAATAATACAGGTATGATCGAAGAATATAAAAATAATTTATCATTATATAATTTTACTAAACAAAAATATCCTGGATTAGTTATTGATAATGAATTTATATATGAAGAAGGTAATTTAATGGGAGCTTTATCTATGCAAGATGATGCTACATTAGCTTCTAAATTAAATAGTATTAGTGCAGATATACCAAATGCAAAAGCTAATAAAATTAAACTTGAAGAACATTTAGGTATTAATGCAAAAGATACAGTAAATATTTATAAAGATTTAATAAGTGAACTTGATATTAATACAGATACAAACTGGGTTAAAAAATTTTTTAATAATGGTAAAAATGAATATGCAGATATATTTAATGCAGCATCAACTACTTTTGGTTTTTCTTTTGCTGGTACATTATTAACAGAACCAGTTAAAGCTAAATGGTTACAACATACTATTACTAATTTAAATCACATGAATGGTGGTAAAGAATTTGATATTACTTCTGATAAAGGAAAAGTAATGTTTAAAAATGCAGCAATGTCTGCATTAGATGCAATGAATAAAGAAGGTTATGGTGCAACTAATTTTACAGGTAATAATCAAATACAAATATCTAAACATCCTTATGAAAAAGAAATAGGATTTTTAGGACAAGGATTTGAAAACAGTATTATAGCTATTGGTAATGAATTAGAAAGTTCATTAAGTGAAGTAGAAAAAAGAGAAAGATTTGGAGTTAAAGATGAAGGGTTTGGAATACCATTAACAGATATGGTTATAAATAGAAAAAGTGTTCCTAATAGTCTTAGTGATATTATTAAAACAGAAATAGATAATGGTTTTGAAAATACTATGATTGAACCTACAGGTACAATGAATAAATTTGGTAAACCTAATTATCATTTAAAAATTAATCATAATGGTTACACAATTAATTTAACAGAAGGAAATAAATTTTTTGATCCTACAGGGTTTGGTGGAATGCAAGAATTAACTGGTAAGTCTGCATCAAGAAAAGATTTAATTAATACTTTAACAGAAGAAAAATATAATGAGTTTGAAAAAACATTTGGTCATTTACTAGATGGTAATGATGGTTGGCAAGGTTTTTCTAAAAATGTAATTTATAAAACTATTAAAATGGGTATTGAAGCAAGTGATTATAAGTTTTATCCAGATGTACCATTATTAAATGATGTACCTGCTGAAGTAAAACCATTTGCATTTATATTTAAAACATTAGGTATAGATGTAGATTTAAAACCATATTATGCAGAAGGTGCTAAAATTAATAATACTATTAATGATACACTATCTTATGATGCTAGAATAGATGCTAATAGTAAAATCATTCCAAAAGATAAACTAATAGAATCTGTTATGCCTCCACATAAAATGAATTATACAGAACAAAATATGAGTCTTAAATTTAGACAACATGTTTATGATAACTATCAAGATAAATCTTTACCATTAACATTTAGAACAAATAATTATATGGCAGTTATGAAAACTGATTCAGCTTGGGTTGGTGAAATGACTGATGTAGATACAGGTAATCAAGCAGCAGTATTTGCAAGTCCTATAGATTCTATAAGAGCTGGTGTTAGAGTAATGATTAATAACTCTACATTAATTAATAATAATACTACTAAAAGATATGGTGATGAACCTACAATTGAAGAAATACTTTCTACATATGCAGAAGATACAAATATATATTTACAAGCTTTAGAAGAAAAAACTGAATTTTCTAGAGATACAGCTATTAACTTTTTTGATTCTACACAAGTAAATAAATTAATTAAATTTATGATTGAACATGAAATGGGATCAGAAGCATTTAATAATTACTATCCACCAGAAAATCAATTGTACTTAGATGCTATGATATTAGAAGGATATGATTTAGGTATTAATAGTTATGGTGGTAAACTAGGTAAAGTAAGATAATGATCTCTTATCCATTTACTCCAGAAGATGCTCAAAAAACATTTGAGAAAGAAACTACACCAGTTGAATATAATGTATCTGATTTTGGTACAGGTTTTAAAGATGAAAACTTGCCTTATATGGCAATTGAATATTTAACAAATAATCAAGATTTTCCTGCTGATGAAAATTATAATCCAAAACAAGATCCACAAATACAACCTTATAATGATTTCTATGATCATTTTATGTTTAGTAAAAGTGCAGCTGAAACTACATCTATTATAAGTAAGTTAGATCAACAAGCTGAAACAAACTATGCTAGTCCTTGGTATCATCTTGGTAGAGTTACAGGAGCTTTTTTAGATCCGTCATCTTTATTATTATTTACTAAAGCAGGGCAAAGTGCAAAGTTATTTGGTACAGCATTTGCTGCTGAAGAAATAGCAAAACAAAATATAGATCCTGTTAGAGATGATAGTTATATTCCTTGGACTGTAGCTGGTGGTTATGGATTACCATATGTAATTAATAAAATGGCTAAAGGTAATGTAAGTGCAGCAACACATCAAAAAATTATTAAATCAGATGAGTCTTTTCATTCACCACCAAAACAAATTACACAACAAATATATGAAGATGGTAAATTTATTAATCCTAATGAAAGACCTACAACAGGAAGTGTAGGAGCTGCTGCCAATGAAACTAAAATTAAAGCTACACCATTAGAAGAATTTCAAGGTGAAAAATTTGTTAAAAGTAATTTAGGTGTCTTTGGAGAAGATGGTCCTTGGACTAATGTATTTAGAGTTACTAAAGCTGTATCAAAAAATGCAAGAACTATGATTGCAGATATATTAGATACACCATTATTAAAATTAAAAAATACTAAACAGTATGGTTTTAAAGCAACAGATCCATCTATTGAAGTACAACTTAGAATGAGAGAAGTAGGATCTATAGAAGCTATGAAAGATATTAAAGAACAATACATGAAGTATATTGCTAGAGTACAAGGTTCACATCCTAAAACTGAAATAGGTTTGAATATGCACAATATTATGAATAGTCAAATGTCTTTAGCTCAGTTTAGTAGAGAAGTTACATTAACAAGATTAAAGGGTATGCAGAATGATATTCCAGAAATAGCACAAGCTGCAAGAGTTACACAAGACAAAGTGTATGGACCAATAGGTAAAGAAATGCAAGAACTAGGCATTCGTAAATTACCTATTGAGAGAGAATTAAATTTCTGGAAAGGTACAATGGACACAATGAAAAAGAAAGGTGAAACTTCTAAATCATTTAAGTCTAAAGTAGATGGTACTACATCACAATATTCTGCAACAGAAATCAGAAATAAAATTGCTAAGTTAGAAGAACGCTTAAAAGCGTCAGATGGTTTAATAAAAGATTATGTTAATATAATTTATAATAAAACCAATATAGATAAAAACAAAGAATTGTTTAAAAATATAATTAGAGAAGATCTAATTAAAAGAGGAAAGTATATTAATGAAAAAAAATTAAATACTTTAGTAGATGATCTAGCAGGACATTTTCCATTTCAAAGATTTGAAAAAACAAAATATACTGATGATGTTAAAGATCTTATATTTGAAAGATATGCTTTTAACAGACCTAGATATGCTAGAGCTACAAGAGCTAGAGAGTTAAACCTTCTACCAGAAACACAAGTTAAATTATTAGAAAATGATTTTATGGTTAGTGATATTTTCTCACTAATGAAAACATATTACAGACAAGTAACTCCAGACATTTTATTTACTAAAAAATACGGAGATCCAAATGGTCTAGGATATAAATACATAGATGAAGCTCAATCAATGACGTTTCCTGGATTATATCAAGTAGCTGAAGAATATAACATTAAAGCATTTAAGGCAAAAACTAAGGCACAAAAAGCTAAAATTATGGCAGAAAGAAACAAAGTTCTAGAAGATCTAGAAGCTGGTATTGAGCTGGTTAGAGGTACATATGGATTACCTGCTGATCCTCATGCTTGGACATCTAGAGCTATGAGAACAATGAAACATTATAATGCTTTAACAATGCTTACAGGTTTCTTTGCAGCAGTAGCTGATGTACCAAGAACTGTTATGACATCTGGTATTCAAAGAGGTTTTAAAACTCAGTTTGAAATGTGGGGAGATATGCTGTCAAATAAAAATAGAGGTATTTTTAAGGCAGGTAAAAAAGAAGCTCAGTCTTTTGCAGAAGCAGTTGATATGGTTACTGGACAAAGAGCTATGCTTTTTTCTGATATTGGAGATATGTTTGGTATGTCTTCTAAAGTAGAAGGTATGATGGGGAAAGCAGCTAACTTTAATTTTATGTATATTAACATGATGTCTAGATGGACAGAATTTATGAAAAGTGCAGCATCTGTTACTATTGGTTCTAGAATCTTAGAAGACTCTATAAAATGGAGTAAAGGTACTTTGTCAGATAAATTTAAAACTAAGTTAGCAGCTTCTGGTATTGATGAAGAAGTAGCAAAAAGAATTGCAAAAATGCACGAATCACATGGAACTAAAACTACACATAACTTTATGGCTAATACAGTAGAATGGACTGATGACTTAGCTAAACAAAGATTTGGTGCAGCGTTAAATAAAGATATTAATATTACAATTGTAACGCCAGGCAAAGGAGATACACCTTTGTTTATGAACTATGAACTTGCTAGTACTATTGTACAGTTTAAAAAATTTGCAATGGCTTCTACACAAAGAATGTTAATGAGAGGTATGCAAGAAAAAGATATGGATTTTTTATTTGGTTCTATGTTGTTAATGGGATCTGGTATGTTGGTAGACTCAGTTTACACAACATTTAGATTTGATAAAGATTATTCTAAAAAATCTTTAACAGCAAAACTATTAGCAGCGTTTGATAGATCTGGATTAGGTGGAATATTTGTAGATGTTAATAGATCTATAGAAGCTCTTACAGATAATAGAATTGGTATAGCTCCATTAATGGGTGAAGGTAAACCTTATGGTTCTTCTATGAAATCTAAAGTAGGATTGCTTGGTCCTTCGGCATCACAAATTTATAATATTTTTGATATTATGTATGATGTAGGTGGTAAATCATATAATCATTATACAGCACGTAATGTGCGTAGATTAATTCCATTTCAGAACGTATGGTATTTAGATTGGCTATTTGACGATTTAGAAAAAGGACTTCGATTTAAATAATGAGTATAATAATTTCAGACGTAGAACCACGAGTTCAATATACAGCAACAGCTGGACAAACTAGCTTTACTGTTGGATTCGAGTTTTTTGATAATGCAGATTTAAAAGTATTTAATGGTACATCACTATTAACTTTTTCGGCATCACCTACAAACGCATCACAGTATTCTGTATCTGGTGCAGGACAAACTGGTGGTGGATCTATTACATTAGGTTCGCCTGGTGCTACAGTAAATGATGTAATTACAATATCTAGAGATTTAGCAATAGCTAGATCTACAGACTTTCCAACATCTGGAGCTTTCCAAATAGCTTCATTAAATACAGAATTAGATAAAATTATTGCTATGGCACAACAGCTTGAAAGAGATCAAAAATTATCTCCAAGAGTTGCTACAACTTCTTCTTCATCATTTAATCTTACTTTTCCAGATATGGTTGCAGGAAAAGTATTATCAGCAAATTCTGGTGGTACAGGATTAGAATTTACTATTGATGCTTCTGGATTATTAACATCAGCTGCAAACGCAGCAACATCAGCAACAAACGCAGGTAACTCAGCAACAGCAGCAGCAGGTTCTGCAACGTCAGCAGAAAATGCAAAAAACGCAGCTGAAGCAGCACTTGATACATTTGATGATGATTTCTTAGGATCTAAATCTAGTGATCCTAGTGTAGATAATGATGGTGCTACTTTAGCAGATGGAGCTTTATATTTTAATACTACAGATAATGTAATGAAAGTGTATGACTTAGGTAATACACAATGGAAACAATTAGTACCAACTAC